GTCAATGCTGTTCTGTCGGTTCTTTGTATCTTGAAACCTTGCATCCTTTGTCTCATAAGTTAGGTCTATTGTTGGGTCAGCATACCGTTGACTGAACTCTTGGAACGAGAACGAGCGGTGACGTAGTATCTGCCGTGCAATATCTCTCGTTGTCTCAATCTCAAGACAAGCATTGACCATCTCTAGTGGTGACCAGTGCTTGTGTTTAATGAGATACTTGATTAACTTATCACTTGTATCCTTGTTGTTCTGATTGCTTGGATTAGATACTCTAGCACAGTATGCGATAAGCTCCTGTGCATCATCAACACCGATAATGTTATCAGGTTGTGTATGTGAAATCAATCTTACTTTCATATTACATCCTTAGAAATGGTTCCGGCGATAGGAATTGAACCCATAACCTATTGCTTACAAAGCAATTGCTCTACCGTTGAGCTACGCCGGATTAATTACTCTACCATTTACCTGTTGGCGTTAGACTGTCGAACCTTATAACCCTTAGGCCAAGTTGGTTGTCGATTTGAAAGTTTCTCAACTCGCTCAAACAATTCCTTGTTCTTAACATCTAATTCTGCATTGTTCCATACCAATGCCTTAACTTCATTTTCAAGTTCCTGGCACCGTGCCTCAAAGAACCCTTCTACCCGTACTTGATCCATCTAACTGGACTCCTCTATTAGTTTCAATAGTCTTATTTTATACTGTTCTTGGTCAATTATCAAGAACCTTTTGTAGTCATTCATAAGTTTTTTTAACTCAGGCCATATAATATCATCCTCTAATTGTTTATCCCATGTTTTCTCATAACTAACCAACTCTTGCAATATAATCATAGTCTCCAGAGAGACACGACTACCAAGAAACTCCTTCATTAATTTAGGGTGTTGATTTTTCTCTACCTTAAATAAGTTCTCAAACGATTTAACCAGAGGCAACATCTCCACCACAAACAATTTAAAAAACCCCTGACGTTTTAACTTCCACGACTCATAGTTCTCATCATTGAAGTTAGCAATGTAACCCTTCTTATCCTTGATGAAGTTAGCCACTAAGTAGTTCTTAACTTCTAACTCTGAATTATACTTGCGTGAAAGACGCACGAAGAACGATCTGTCCTTACGCTTATAGAAGGTTTCACGTTTGATGCGGGTCTTACCTCTGTATTCCACAAAGTCATATTTACCCTTACCAAAGTGAGCCTTCATCGCACAATACATAAGATATACGTCAATCGGTTCCATAGATTAAATGGGGAGCTGTGCTTGTCTTGGTAAGAAGTTCAAGTCACGAGCGTTTGCCTCAATCTTCTCTTTGAGACTTTTGGAAATAAGGTTGCCTACAGTGTCAGGTTCAAGGTCATTACGTTGACAGTAATCAAGGACTGCCTCCATATGAGTGATGTTCTTTTCTAGGGCAATGTTCTCAATATTCATTGAGAAGGTCTTTGATGTATTTAGCACCAGTTATACTCCATTAAATAAATGGGGGTTTTTGAAAGGAACCCCCATAACCTTTAGTCTCAGTTTTTAGTTGAAGTTAAATTTAGTCTTAATGCCGATGATCTTACTACTAACATCTAAATCTCGGTTAGTATTAATCTCACCATAAGGTACAATACTTATAGTATCATTCACTTTAACTGTATACCCTGCACCAAACTCTACGTTTGATACTTCTGAATCCGTCCAACTATACTTTGGAAGAAGTGACAAATTAAGTCCCTTCACTCCAGCGACAACACCAAACTTCGTATCTGTCGTCCCCTGAGTTGTATTACGTTTTGTGTCTGTCACGAAAGACATATCAATATTAGACAAAACAGGTGTTACTGCTTCTTCAGCTGCAAGTGCAACTGTCGAAATACTGGTTGCAAGTGCAACTCCGATAATAAGTTTCTTCATTCGTCATTTTCTCCTTTTTTTAAGTTGAGGGGCTAACCGTGGCCCCTCTCGTGTGTATTATGGCACAACCCATTGTTAGATTAACCTACGCAATAGGCTTGATAACCAGCAGCAATCACAGCTCGTGATGCAGTACCCAAACGATACTTGTTGTAAGTCGTAGTCTCACCATTAAACGTGCTAGAACGCTTATTGAGGTATACAGGATAACCCTGCATACGAAGGGAACTAATCAAAGCACGAGGATTCTTAACACCATAACGTGCTCCAATCTGCTTGGCAGTAAGTTCAGAACCATTCTCAAGAGCGGCAATAACCTTAGTTGCCTGCGTAGTTGTAGTTGTAGTAGCCATATTATAATTCATCCTTTCAAAGATGATAGTTTAGACAACATTGTCAGACACAAAGTGTTTCGTCTGGATTTCACAGACTCATCAGTGACATTGTTTATAGAGTGTAACATAGCAATATGTATTTGTCAACCCACTTTTTTAATTTATATTAAAATTAGATTTCCTTGATTTCTCATTATAGCTTATGTTACCATATGGAACGGGGTTTGTTAAGGAAATAATCAACCAACATGTTGTTTTATGAAAGTGTAATATTTTTATCACACCAAGTTAATGGTGGGTATTCTGTTGCAAGGAACCCACCGAACCCCGAAAGATTATGCTGCTAGAGCATAATCCCCAATGTATGCATTATCGTTAGCATCTATAGTTTTTGACCAATTACGCAGTCATCCGACAATTCTCCACTCATCTATTTCAGCCTGTCGAACCTAATATCGCCCCCATCAAAAAGAGATTTTACCATAACCAAGAAGTAAAGCAATTATACCTGCAATCAATATCATATCAGCAAATATGCTCCATGTGATATATACTTTAAACATCAATACCGATATTTTTTTTACTAGAGGATTCTTCATCTGAATCTCCAGATATTTCTGTTTTCATAACAATCTCCTTTTGGTGGAGGCGGGGGGTATCGCACCCCCGTCCAGTTCTGTTTTCAATTCGCATCATCAAATTGTACTCTATTTATAACACATAGAAACTAAAAAATCAAGTACCTTTTTATCTTATGTTTTCTAATGAAAAGCTTTTCGTTGGTTGTTCCATTCTGCAATTGTTTCTACTAAAGCATCTAGGTAGTCATACTTTTCTTTTATAAATTCTTGGACTGTTCCATCCTCTGTTACCACCAAAATTACTATCTGTGAGATTTGTGTGCCTGTACGTTCCTCAAACATCTCTGCATATGCTGAGCATTGAATGTAATAACTTTCATTCCATTCATCTTTGCGCTCTTTGGTTGATGTCTTGAAATCAATAATAGACGGTACACCTTTGTAATCAGCAATACAATCAACCCTACCTGCTACTCTATATTTATCACTATAGAGTCCTGCTTCTTGTGCGTAGATATTATCTATATTACATAGTGCCTTTTCTCTTAGCTGACTGAAGATACAGTATGGAAGAAAATTCTTCTTATGTTCTTTCCACTCCTCTGGCCAGTCTAAATATTTATTGTTGAGGTAGTCTTCACACATATGATGAACTTTTGTGCCTCTTGCAGCAGCAGTTCTTGATATGTGATTAGCAACTTCCTCACCAACCCTCTTACGCCACTCCATCAGCCCCTTTTTGTTACGCACTGATAGGACTGTTGTGATTGATGGGTAATTGTTACCCTCTGGTGTAGCGTATAGTCGTACACCGTCTAGGTTTGTTGCCGTTATAGGTTGCAACTTCACTGGTACATGTTTAAACATTTTTATTACCCCTACTTACTCATAAATTCTTGATACGCACTGCGTATCACCCGATATCAAAAAGAATATCGTATTTAACGCATAATTAACTTCCATAATAACTATTCTCCTAAGTTTGTGTATTTCTTATTTCTGTTGCAGAAATCTTTTCAATGTCTTTGCCTAGATGTTCTTGTTCAATCTTATAACCAACATCTCGACCATAAGTGATATTCACAATATTGGGAACGTGCATAATGATATAATCTACATCATACTCATATCCGTGATTTTTAAGATCATCAATAATAGAGGGTTGGTCAAACCATCCCTCACCAGTGTCACGAACCATTATTGCAACTTGGCCAGTCTTTGCGTGAGCTCTCTTGAAAAGTTCTCTGTGTCCTTCATGCCATGGTTGATATCTTCCAAGCATTTGTACAGTTGGTTTACGTCTATCCACTTTGAAATCCTTACATTATACCTATCTGGGGGTAAAAACATCTTGTTAGTATCTTCATACTTGCCAACACTAATAGTGTCCATCCATATTATAAAGTCAGCGTTAAACTCTTTGCGTGTTTCTTCTGTAGGGCAAATGAAGTCTGCAACTGCAACTCCACCAGCCATGACGACACCATCACAAAGATACTTCATTCTTTGTGATTGTCTAATTCGGCCCTCTACTGAGAAATCCCAATCATCATAATTTTCTCTTACTTGATCTGCATTGATCCATGTTGCGAATAAACTCTTTGCCAATGGTTCAGCAAAAGTACTCTTACCTGATCCCGATAAACCCATCACTAAAATTTTCATTATTCACCAAACTCATAATTATACATTTCGATATCTTTCTCGTACCACTGATGAACTTTCATTATATCTATATCATCATAGTATTCATAATAAGGTTTGTGATCTGTCTTGTTAATGTGCATTAGTGGTTGCGGCATAGGAACACCTATCCTATTAAAAAGATATTTAACTTCTTCATCATAATTCTCAAACCTTGCTACATAATTTACATCAGTTAGATAATCACATTGAGGTGAGTTATGAGAACGAATAAATCCATTTTTTTGTAAACGAATATTTAACCATTCTTTAAAAGAAATATCTTCTGGGGGTTTTAATTTTCCACTATTAAAAAAATAATTTGATAATTCTCTGTCCCACGGATTTCTTACAAAGCCAAATTTAAAATATTTATCCCAATCCAAACCTAATTCTGGAAATGCATTTTCTTTGATCCAAGAGGATTTAACATGATCGTGTTTTCTTTTAACACCAAAATCGTGTCCCTGTTCAGCAGCGTTCACCGCAGTTTTATAATCCTGTGAAACACCATCTCCGTTCTCGTACATCAGTCCCAGATTGTACTGGGCAGAGGCGTGTCCCTGTTCAGCAGCAAGTCTGTACCACTTCACCGCAGTCTTATAGTCCTGTGGAACACCTTGTCCTTTGCGGTACATCTGTCCCAGATTGTACTGGGCAAAGGCAAACCCCTGTTCAGCAGCAAGTCTGTACCACTTCAGCGCAGTCTTATAATCTTGGAGAACACCTGTTCCGTTGCGGTACATATGTCCCAGATTGTTCTGGGCATCGGCATACCCCTGTTCAGCAGCAAGTTTGTACCACTTCTCCGCAGTCTTAGAGTCCTGTAGAACACCTTTTCCGTTGGCGTACATCGAACCCAACCCGTACTGGGACTTGGAATGCTTTTTCAGTTCCCGATATATAGACGTTCCTCCAGTTTTATACACTTTAACAAAGACATATTTTTTATCCGTACATATCATCATAGCAATGCTCTATTCCATATTAACAGTTGAGCTGCCCCATACGGTAGCTATATTTCGCATTCTCGTTACAAGCCTATCTGCTC